CCCACAGGGGGGCAGGGGCTTTAATACCCCTTTCGTGTTACTATGTATGAGAAGATAACGGGCTTCTTTTCTTTGACGTAGCACAACATGCAAATTGACATGGCCCATTTCGATAACAAAATGACATGATACAACTTACTGAAAGTAAACTCCATTTGCCCGAAACGATAGGGGAGTGCATAAAGCAATACATGTCGGAGTTATCAAATAACCACCGACTATTAAGTCCAGCGATGAGCAGCAATGCTCTCCCCATCGCTGGTACTGGGATTTGGGAATTTATTTCCCGGGGAATAGTACAGGCCTCGCCGCAATCTGAGAAGTTGGTCACTTCAAAGAACGCGAAGAAAGTCTGTCTTCTGGTTACAGTGGCGGTAACCATTCGAGTCGTGTATCGGTGGGCACGGATTCGACGCTCTCGAATTGGATCGAAGATTCAGCGAGTTATAGATATTAGCGAAGAGGCAATGATTAGACGTACTTTTGTAAAGGTACAATATGCTACTGAGTACAGCAGCTTGACCAAAACTAAAATTGGCGAGTTGTTTGAACAAGGTTGTATTCTGATTAGGCACGAAAGTAGGGTAGAAGGACAGCAGTCGATGGAGTTAACGGCTAGGGACTGGTTTGACGAAGTCTCGAAAAGGGAAACAGAACCGGACCTCATTGATCTCAATGACACAGTTGGGGCTTTGAGAACCGGAACTCATCCTGTCTACAGAGGCATTTGGCACGCAATCTGGAATAAACCACCACCTGTTTCTGCAGGAACGTGGGATTCTCAGGGCAAGGCACAGAAGATTTCATATGATGTTATCTATTTAGGCCGAGCTAGTAATCGTCGAAAGATTGAATACAGTTGCGTTGTTGATCATGGTCTTAGTAGCGGCTGGATCAAATTCTTCTATGATGAGAATGACAACATTTACAATTTCGCAAGACTTTGGAAGCGTGTTGATTGTTTTATGAATAGACTTGGGTATGATCACATTCTTATGAAACCTCCCGATTGCTGGTGGCCCATGTGGGTACCTGACCCTAGCAAGTTTATGGCTCTTTACTTAGAAAAACATAGAATCAAAACGATAGCAGATAAAATAGCCATTACCATGCGCTCTGATGGTAGCTGGAATGAGAACGTGTTTCTTGCCACATACAGGAATACGGTCTCTGGCAACAGCCAAGTCAGCATGGGGCATCAACTTTCCGACGTTGCCATGAGCAATTACCTACCAAAGGTGCGGAGGGAGGTTATGAACCGTAGAGTAGCAAGCAGTGATCAAGAGTGACTCATTGGGCAACGTTGGGCATGTCAATGTCTCGCAAACCCTAGGATGCACTGGCCTGTGTTCGACAAGGGGATTGTCGAGATTGATGGCTTGACGTTGCACTTTAGAAATAGACCTCTTAGATCATTGAATAAGTTTGTGGGCCCGGCTAGTGTGGTCGGGCAGTGGAGCTGTTTCAACTCATCATCGCACAACATGTTCATCGGGATAGTAAATAGAGTCCTGATGATCAAGAATCCCGGGTTTTCGTACGACGAGCTTTTAGGTAAATACCATTGGCTCAGAGAACGATTGATCGATTTTCTTGAAATTCGACCTATGGAAAACTTGGAGAAATCTGAGTTCTTTCACAGCAAGAAGCTTGTTCCAGTGTGGTACGGCGACGTATGGAGCGTGGGGAGGCGGTTGGCTCGTGTGGTTAAGGTGAAGAAGATCACTCCAGAGGAGTTTGTGGAAAGTAGACCTAAGGGTAAATACCAGGTCTATGCAGAAGCACTCCAGGAGTTGATTGATAATAGGAAACTTGCGCCAAAGGATGTGCATGTTAACATTTTCGTAAAATGGGAACTAGTGCAAGCTGCGGACAAGGACCCTAGAATTATATCACCAAGATCACCGAAATACAACATACTCCTTGGTCAGTACATCAATAAACATAATGAACTGGCCATTTACAAGGGTATAGACGCTTTATGGGGAGAAGAGACAGTGTTTAAGCACTGTACTTTGCCAGCGATGGCACAGCAGATAGTAAAGAAATGGAACTCCTTTTCTTGTCCAGTGGCGGTAGGGCTGGATGCTAGCAGGTTTGACCAACATGTGTCGGAGCACGCATTAGATTATGAACACTCAGTTTACAAGAGATTGTTTCCTGGGAATCGTGAACTTTATGACTTACTTCGATGCCAACTTGTAAACTATTGCAAGGGTAAAGGTGATACCTATGATTTTGAATATAAAGCAACTGGAAGGATGTCCGGTGATATGAACACTTCTGTTGGGAATGTGATTTTGATGACCAGCGTTTTACTACATTGGAAAGAAGCTCTAGGGCTTGATTTCAAGTTAGTTAACAATGGGGATGACTCTGTAGCAATAATGGATTTGAAAGAACTACCTAGATTCTTAGATGGTTTCGACTTATTCTTTGTTGGTTATGGGTTCAACATGGTGGCTGAACTACCAGTTTACCAAGTTGAGCACATTGAGTTTTGTC